GGCAGCCTGTCAATGGAGGCAAACCCTTTATCGGTAATGGAAAATTATTTTTTACCGCAATGCTTGTCCCTAAAGACTAAAATCAATCTAAAGGATGGAAGAGTTCCTACCATAAACCAACTTATAGAAGAATATAACCAAGGTAAAACTAATACAGTTGTATCTATTGATCAGAAAACAGGGAAAATAATTGAAGGTGAAATAGAATGGGCAGGAATTACCAGAAAAAATGCAGAGTTAATAAGAGTATGGTTTGAGAATGATGAGTATATTGATTGTACTCCCGATCATAAGTTCTGTGTATGGAAAGATGAAAGTCATACAGAAATTATGGAGGTAGAAGCTAAGGATCTAACAGATAAAATGGATATAGTAGATAATGAGTAAAAATTAGAGGGACAGGGCTGATCACCTTGGCTGGATGCCACTTCATCCAGCCTAACCTCTCAAACAAACATCTAAGTGGGAGGTGTTTTTATGAAGATATGTTGGGATAATTTGGAAAAACTTATCTATAACAGGAAGAGGGGTAAATGGAGAGATAAGTATTGGCATTATTATATATACAAAGAAAAATGTATTATATGTGGGGAACCTTTTCTATCGAGACAAAATGAAAAGGCTAATTTTTGTAGCTTGTCTTGTAATCCAATGAAAATAAAAGTTATAACAGATGAATATAGAGAACGATTAAGTATGGCACATAAAGGCAAACAATTATCAAAGGAACATAGAGAATTAGTAAATCTCTAAAAGGCAAAAAGAAATCTGCGGAGCATATAAGAAAAGTTGCTGAAGGTAATAAAGGCAAAAAAAGATCAGAAGAAACAAAGAAAAAGATTAGTGATATAACAAAAGCATATATGGCGAAAACACATATATATGCTGTTAATAATATACCTAAATATGATACATATGCACCTCAAATATCCTGGTGTGAGGAGGTAAGGAGGGATCCATCCGATCCAAATATCCTGAATGTAAGGTGTACTTATTGTGGTAAATGGTTTACTCCTAAGTTAAAACTCATATATAATAGAATTCAACATCTAAAAGGCAATAATAACTATAAGACAGAAAGAAGATTGTACTGTTCAGAAGGTTGTAAAAAGGCTTGCCCAATTTATCATAAATCTCCAGACATTCTTATGAAAGAGGACGCTATAAGAGCAGGCAAGTTACAGTGGTTAGAACTTAACAGAGAGGTAAGACCTGAGTTCAGAAGGTTGGTAATGGAAAGGGATGGATATAAATGTATAAAATGTGGATCCACCGAAGAATTGCATTGCCACCATATCATACCTACTATGGTAGAACCATTATTAAGTACAGATATTGATAATTGTATTATATTGTGTAAAAATTGTCATATTGAGGTACATAAGAAGGATGGGTGTAGGTATGGGCAAATTAAAATGGAGGTTTGTTGATGAGAATTAAGAAAATTGAAAAATTGGAAATAAGAGAAGATACAGGCTGTCTAACTATAAAGGATCCAGGAGGTAACCACAATTTTCTGCTTGGTATAGGTGTGTTTGTAAAAAATTCATCTGACGGCCGTGGGAGCCAAATTGAGTCGGTCGGTGGCAATTCAGCCGGGTTCACAGAATTAAGTGATATTTACTATTTTAGTTCAAAATTATTCCGCGCTCTTAAATACCCTATGTCAAGGGTGGTTGCTGATCAGGAAAGAAGACAGTCGGATTTGTTGTTTGGCGGTTCAAATACACAAGAAATTACACGGGATGAGGTTAAATGGGCTAAGTTCCTTGAGAGACAGCAAAAACGGTTCTGCGATGAAATGAGGGACCTGTTTATGCTCCATCTTGAATTCAAAGGTTTGAAGAAACAGTATAACCTTAAAAGGGAAGATATTGATGTAGCTATGAATGATCCATCTAACTATAAACTACAAATGGAGCAAAATTTCTTACAAACAAGATTTGAAAATTATGGTGCTATGGCTGATAAGCCTGAGATGTCAAAATATTTCTGTATGAAAAACTACCTTAATTGGGATGATGAAAAGATAAAAGAAAATGTGGCAGGGTTCAGAAAAGACAAAGAGCTTGGGTTAGTACAGGAAGAAGGAGAAATGTCTGTATAATGATTTTTTAATAAATAAAAGGTGAGTGGAGGTTTTATTTTATGGATACTGATAAAATTAAGGATGCATTGGATAAATTCGAAGATGATGATTTCGTAGGATCAAGAGATGTATTATCACAGGAAATTAAAAAGGCTAAGAATAATTACCTCAAAGATAAATTAGGTCTAAAGAATGATATTGAAGAAGTGGATTATGAAGAAGGTATTGAGGATATTAAGGATAATGAAGAAGATGGAGGTGAAGGAGATAAATGAAACTTATAACAGAATCCAGCTATGATGTGGAACTGTTTGAAGATAATCAAAAGCAATTGAAAATAGTTGGTATATTCTCATCTGCTGAAGTTTTGAACGCCAATGGTAGGAAATACAAGAGGGAAACGTTAGAGAGAGAGGTTGGTAAGCTATCCGAAAGCATAAAGAATAGGTGCCTTTGGGGAGAGCTTTCCCACCCAAGTGTTCCAGAAGTAAATCCTGAAAGAATCTCACACCTTATTGAGAGCTTGGAATGGAAGGGTAACGATCTGTATGGTAGAGCCAAGGTTCTGGATACACCTATGGGAAATATTGCCAAAACCTTGATAAAGGAAGGCAAGGTTGGAATTTCCAGTAGGGGATTAGGAACAGTATCAGAAGATGGTTATGTCAATGAAAACTACAATATGATTACCTATGATATAGTACTCCAAGCCTCAAACGAGGCTTCCCGATTCGTTAATGGAATTTACGAAGGCCAGGAATTTTATCTACCATCCAATGAACCAAAAATTACATTAGAACAAGCACAGAAGGAATATAAGAGACACATTTGGCAGGTACTGGAAAAAATAGGTAAGGAGCTATAAAAAATGAACACAGAATGCAAAATTAATAAATACCTATCGGAAGATAGAGTAAATGAATCAAAAGCCAAGGTAATATTTAACCACAAAGACTTTAAAATTGTTGATGATGAACCTGGTAGTACCTTTGCTGAGAGTTATTCATTATTCTACAAAGGTAAATTGGTTAAAAAATATGACAACCTTAACCAACTATTCCACATAAAATAAGAAAATAACAATATTTAAAATAGTGTATAAATAATTCTAATAGCATATACAACGGGAGGTTATAACAAATGGATATGGACAAAATCCTGGAAATGTTAGGGGTACAAAAACTTGATGAATCAGCACAGGCCGAAATCAAAACAAAGCTCCAAGACATAATTGAAATTAAAGCAAAGGAAATGTCTGAGAGCACAATCAATGAGGAAAAGGAAAGACTTATCACAGAATATGAGGAAAAGTTTGAAGAATATAAGAATGACATTACTTCAAAGTTCTCAAATTTTGTTGACTCAATCCTTGATGAAGAACTTGAAATTCCTGAAAAAATTATGGAATATGCCCACAAAGGCGAATTGTATTCCGAAATTATCGAACAACTAAAAGTTAGATTGGCAATTGATGAAGGCGTTCTTGATGAGGAAGTTAAGAATCTTCTAAGGGAAGCCAGGGATGAAATTGCTAACCTTAAAGAAGAATTGAATGAGAAGATCAGTTCTGAAATGGAGTTAAGAGAAGATGCAGAGAAGATGGCATCCGCACTTTACATCCGGAAGAAATGTGACGGCTTGACAGAATCACAAAAATCTAAGGTAGTTTCTGTATTGGAAGGTATTACCGATAAAGATGAAATTGATCGCAAATTTGACATTATCGTTGAGAATATAAATACAAATGATGATGTTGTTGAGGAAGAAGTAGAAGGCAGCGGTGTTACGGAAGTAATCAACGAAGACAACCAAAAAGTCGAAGAAGGTCCTTTTGACCAATATATGAAAGAGTACATAAATATTCTAAAGAGCAAGAAACTATAAACAGGAGGAGGGTTTAATAATAATGGATATCAATGGATTAGTTAAGAAATGGGAAGTCGTTCTGAATGAAGGTTCCCAATTTAAGAATGATAAAATTAAAGTGGCAACCGCCCTTATGTTGGAAAATCAACACAACTTCCTTATGGAAGCTGCTACAACATACCAAGGCGGATCAATGGGCACAAGTGCTCCTACATACACAAATACCAATGCAATGTTTCAGAAGATCGCCGTGCCTATGGTTCGGAGAACATTCCCTGAACTTATTGCACATAACATCGTTGGCGTTCAACCAATGACAGGCCCTGTTGGCTTGGCATTCGCACTTCGATTTACAGGTCCTTCGTATGGCACACCTGATTCTGGTGTTCCTACAGGCGGTGTAGCAAATGAAATTGGTTACAACTACATCAATAACGCTTATTCTTCAATGACAGGTACATCACCATCTGGTACTGGTTCACCTACCACATCAGCAGAAGCGTGGGGTTCATTAGCCGGTTCTGGTGTTGGCGGTGATATTGGTCTGGGTATTGGTACCGGTATCCATATTAGAGAAATCAATATGACCATTGAAAAGGCACAAGTAGAAGCAAAGACAAGAAAGTTGCGTTTAAGATGGTCTCTTGAAGTTGCACAAGATATTAAGGCAATGCACGTCCTTGATATTGAAAATGAGATTATGGATGTTCTTTCTTATGAAATCACCGCTGAAATTGACAAGGAAATCGTACAGACAAATACAGATGCGGCAGTTCTTTCTGAGTACACCTGGACAACATCAACAGATTATGATGGTAGATGGGAAGCTGAAAGGTATCGTGCCCTGTATAACCAAATGATTAGAAAGTCAAACCTTATTGCTGTCAATACAAGAAGGGGTTCTGGTAACTTCATCGTTGCATCCCCAATCGTATGTGCGGCAGTAGAAGCACTTTCAGCATTTACAGTTGCTCCTGTAAGTGGAGATGTCAATACAGCTCCTACAGGTGTAGCAAGGATCGGTTCTCTTGATGGTAGAATGACAGTCTATAGAGACACATTCTATACCGACAGTGTACAACAATACATCGTAGGTTACAAGGGATCTTCTGAGTATGATGCAGGTGTCATTTATCTGCCATACGTCCAATTGCTACCTGCAAAAGCGACATTTGAAGATTCATTCAATCCTGCAATAGGGTTGCTCTCTCGTTATGCAGTTCATTCTTCAATCCTTGGTGCTGGTAATTACTATCAGAGAGTGCGGATCACCAGTATGTCGGCGTAATTATTTTCCATAATAACCACAATCATCCGGCTTGGAAGAAATTTCAAGCCGGATTTTTTATTCTTCCAAACACATCCTAAGGTCACCATACCTACACCCATCCTTCCTATGTACCTCCATATGGCAACTCTTACATAGTATAATACAGTTGTCTATATCCGCACTAACCAAAGGATCGGTAGCCACCGGAAGAATATGGTGACAGTGTAATTCTTCTGTGGATCCGCATTTAGTACATTGGTATCCATCCCTTTCCATTACTACCCTACGGAGTTCAGGTTGGACCTCTCGGTTAAGTTCTAACCATTCCATCCTACCCGCTCTTATGGCATCTTCTTTCATAAGTGTTTCTGCCGACTTGCCAAATATAGGACAAGCCTTCTTACAACCATAGGAACAATAAAAGTGGTTATCTGCTGTTTGATATCCATTTAAGGATCCTATCCTATTATTAACACACTCAGGAGAAGGTGCGTACCATTTCCCACAATACTTACACCTTACATTCAGGATATTTGGATCGGATGGATCCCTCCTTACCTCCTCACACCAGGATATTTGAGGTGCATATGTATCATAATATGCCTTACCGTTTTTAAAATAGCCACCATTATAACTTCCATTATTACTACCTTTCCTTTTTTCGGATAATAACCTTCTGTATTCATCACTATTATAACTTGAATCTTTATCCTTCCACCTTTCTTTTATGCCTTTGACAACATTTTTCTTATAACTGCAATCATTTTTCCATAGCTCCTTAACACTATTGGATATTTTATTCTTAAAATCATCACTATTCATAGTGCTGGACTTATCATTCCATCTATTAACCATAGAACAGGAATAACAACAATACTTTGAACCCTTTTTACCAAGAAAAGGTTCTCCACAGTTGGAGCAACTTTCTATGTAAAAGAATGTTTTATGTAATTTTACATCCCTAAAGTTTCCATTTTTTGTGTATATAAGGTTTTCCAAATTGTCCCAACATATCTTCATATTCCTATTATATACCCTTTGAAATATAATGTAAATGGTATATCCTTAGAATTTCCACAATTAGTTTACATACTCTTCCAATTGTGATATAATGCTGCCTATATAAACTATAGAAAGGAAATCCATATGGATGATGTAAACTTCATATCTGAATTTGTGTATGAGAACCTTGAAGGAGTAAAGGTTACTAAAGGAGGTACCCATTTTACAGCAAGGTGTCCATTATGTGGAGATTCAAAGAAGTCAAAATCAAAAAAGAGATTCAATCTTGATTTTAACAATGGTTCCCCTGTATTCCACTGTTGGAATTGTGGCAGATCAGGCACATTTATGCAACTCTATGCTGAACTGAAGGGTATTACCATACAGGAGGCAATATCTGAAGTAAATCGGTACAGCCCCGAAATAATAGCATCCAGAATATCACCAAAACAAAAAGAAGTCAAATCAACACAACCTATTATAATTGAGGACCACAACTATATACTAAAGGATTGTATAGGTATATCTGATGAACCAGAAAGCCATCAACAGAAGACAGGCAAGTCCTTGCTAAAGTCCTTCATAGAAGATAGGCATATACCAGAGAATTATGATGTATTTTATGCATACAAAGGTAAGTATATTGGTAGATTTATCATACCAATATATGATGAAAACAAAAGGATCATATACTTTCAAGCTAGAAGATCAAATGAGGATATGATACCAAAGTACACCAATCCAGATGTTAGCAAAGCAAACATTATACTCAACCGTTATAAATTTGACAGATCAAAATTCATAGTAGTAACGGAAGGCCTGATAGATGCCTATATGATAGGTAATCAAGGAACAACGAGTCTTGGTCTGGAAATAAATGGGTCATTTATAGAAACACTATCAAAATTAACCGATAAAGGCATAATCATAGCACTTGATAATGACAAACCTGGAATCAAAAATATTTGTAAGTACATAGAGTCCAACAACTATGGTACTGTGTCCTACTTTCTTTTTCCATATAAATATAGAGAACATAAGGATATAAATAGCTTTATTGTTAAGGAAGGCAATAAAGATGCCTATGAATTTGTAGTGGATAACTCCTACAGCGGGCAAAAAACATACCTTAAGGTGAAGACCGAAAAATGGAGGGGGAAATAGGATGAAGGTAACTAAAATAGGTAGAGATATTGTTAGTGTAAATGAAGATAATTTGGGTGAATATAAGAAAAATATTGGTGGTGATAAGATCCACATTGTTAAATTATCATTTTTCAATCCTACCAGTGAGAAGATTAACAAAGTAATCAGTATGTTCGATAAAACAAATAGGTTTGTAATTGAGGATAACATTAAAACATATAACTATATATTGAAATATACCAACAAAAAGTATTATGTTCAGAATACCAAGGATGTTGGCATTATATCCTTCTTTAGGAAGAACAACAAAGTCCTATTGGATTTCACAAGATTGGTACCTAAGGAATCTCAATATCTGTTATCCTACTGTTTTGAAGACATATTGAAGAATTTGGAAATCATTCTTATTGATAATGACACATTTAATGAGAAGTTTGATTTACTTGAGTTGTGGAATGGTAATGTTATCGTGTCTAATGATGGTGAGACTATCTAAAAATGATACTGGCTGCTGGACCATATGTAGGATCTTTCGAAGAAGAGATAATCACATTCCTACCATATGTAAAGTGGCTGTATAAGGCTATATCACCAGACGAATTATATGTAAGCACACATTTTAATAGGTTATTCCTGTATGATTTTGATAATGTCAATTGTATGCCAATATATAAGCATATAACAAGGGATGAATTAGGTCAGGTAGGTGTCTGTCATAAAGATGTATCTTTTAGAGATTACAACCTTATGGTAAGGAACTTCATATCGTCAATAGGTGAAAATGACATAAGGATAGAATCATTAGAATACTCAAAATCGCCAAGACCTTATACTATACATAATAAATTATTTGAAACCATTGATATGAAAGAGATTGACATACCTGATGAATGGAAAAATCGACTGGTGTTCCTACCTTATGGAGATAAAAGACAAAATCTTGCCTACATATATGATAATCTTATAAAGAATTACGATGTTATTGTTATAGGTGATATGAAATGTGAGTTACAAGAATATAATATATTATCAAAGAGATTGGATTATTTTGAGAATGTGTGGAAATACATAATAGGTGTAATATCATATGCAAAATTAGTAATTTGCCCAGGAAGCTATATGACAGTGATAGCTAATCTCCAGAAATCTCCTGTCTTTTCCTGGTGTAGTAACCCCGGGCAATTCAGGGATGGTGGCATTTATCATCTTGGAAACGATAAGTGTAGAACCATACCGATGTGTGAAGGAAAACATATCGTCGAATTTCTAAGGAGGTTACTAAATGACGAAATTTAAGAATTTTATAAATGAGATGACGAAGTTTAGTAAGGAACAGAAGGATGATCTTGCTCACTTTATCATAAATGTTTTAAGTAACTATGAAACTGCAAAACTATTAAGAAGTGTTAATAAGACTAGTGATGAGGTAATAACCATAAAGAAAAGGGAAGCAATAGTAATATTGTCCAATCTGGAAAAGATACGACAATTCATTATTGATTTGCCAAGGTCTGATGAAAAATGAGACTGGAAACATATCTAATAATGGAAAAGAATATGAAAAACAGTATGTTTGGATTTGGCGTGGAGGAATCCAGACTAAGACGAATATCAGTGTATGTGAAAAGTTGGTTGGACAGATATAATATAAATTACAAGGAGATTGGTGATTATCATTTCACCATAGCTCAAATAAAGGGTACATACAGCAAGGACCAATTGGTAATAGAACTGAATAGCATAGATAAGGATATAAGGTTCTACCCAAGGGAGATGAAGTTATTTCAAGGCAAGCTAACCAAGAAGGATTACATTGTGATAGAATATAAACCAAATTATGATTTCATAAAGCTGTTTAATGAAATATCATCCGAATATGATGTAAGATACTTCGAAGGTATAAAACCTCACATTAGCCTGTTTTCATTAGAACCAGGATCAATAAATAGTAAAGTTATGGCAGATATGTTATACAGCTTACCAAAACTACCCATTATAAAACCTGATTATAAGCAACTGTGGAACAAAGATTTTGAAGTGGAATATAAGGAGGAGTAACAATGAACAACATTGATAAAATAAACAGGTATATATTGGAGAGTTCTGTTGATATTCAAAGAGAATCAAATATAAATGAGGCTATAAAATCATTGATGTCATATGCAAATAAGGACCAGAAGATAACACATAGTAAACATATTGACAAATTGTATAAAGATGCCTTAGACCAATTGAATTTATTGAGAACTAATTTATCAGCTAAAGCTCGTATTAGTAAAAATATTAACAAATAAGGGAGGAGTAACTGTGCCAATATACGAATATGTATGTGGTAAATGTAACGAAATGGTGGAGAAGTTAGAATTTGGATATGAGATGGACCAAGTTCATTCTTGTCCAAAATGTGGAAGTGATATGAAAAGGATAGTATCCAGGAACCACTTTAAATTGGTTTATAATAACAAAACAGATTTTTGCGACTGGCAAGGCAATTCCAGTCTTTATTGGAAAGACTATAAAGCCGCCAAGGAGAGAGGAGAGAATGTGAAACCCGCTGGGGAGGAGGATTAATATGTATATATGCAGTGTATATGAAAATCGAAAGGTAAATGGTAGGTTTCCTACAGCGATCAAATGTTCATTATGTAGTGAAAGGTCGGAGTATTACCTATCCATAGAAAATGAGAAATACGTTGATACCTCGATAGAATCGAAGTTATATATTTGTAGAGAGTGTTTAATTAAGTATATGGGCAATGTAAATGAGGCCTATGTAAAATACAATTATAGTGGAGGTATGTGAAGAATGGATAAACTTGAAATGCACGAGAAATTTTTATACCCTGTAGTTAGGGTACACGCCGAAAAGGCAGCCGGTTCAGGAACACTGATTTACTGTGAGAAGGATCCTGATAACGAAGGTGATTACATTTCATTTGTACTTACTAACCACCACGTTATCGAATCCTGTATTTCCTACAAAGATGAATGGGATTCTCTCCTAAAGAAAAAGATTGAGAAGGAGTTTATGAAGATCCCTAACGTGGAGGTGTTTTCATATGTAAGAATGTCACAAGTGGACTCATCTAATAGGTACCGATCACAGATTGTTGCTTATGATAAACAGCACGATTTGGCGTTATTGAAGGTTGAGTCTCCTAAGAAATTTGACTATGTATCCAAGATTATTCCAGAAAAGGAAATCAAGGATGTTAAGCTATTTACAGAGGTGGTAGTGGGTGGCTGTTCTATGGCTCACGAACCATTTTGTAACTTTGGTCAAATTACCTTCCTAAATGAAATCATTGATGAGAAGGAGTATTGGATGACCAACTGTAACAGTATCTTCGGAAATAGTGGTGGTGCATTGTTCTTGAGAGATAATGGATACCTCATTGGTGTTCCTTCAAGGATAACTGCCATACAGTTAGGATTTTCCGTGGATATCTTAACGTTTATGGGCTTTTCCGCACACGCAAAGCGCCTGTATGAATTCTTCAAGGAACAACAGCTTTACTTCCTGTATGACAATACCAAAACCTTTAAGGAATGTATGGAACTTCGTGAAAAGAAAGAGAAGGAATCCATCCTTTCCCTTAAAGCCGATCTTCTAAAGAGTTTGGAAGG